CAGCAATTCGTGATGTATTGCCGTTAGGTATGTTTCGACTATTGAAACCATACCTTGACCAAGTAGATAATATTCATGCATTAGAAAAAATCATGTATAGTAAAAAACTGACCGTTGCAGGTCAAGTTGATTGTATTGCAGAATACAATGGTAAACTATCTGTGATTGATTTCAAAACTGCCAACAAAGAACGAGTTGATAGTTGGAATGAGAATTATTATATTCAATGTACTGCTTATGCAATTATGTATGAAGAGTTATTTGGTACACCAATCGAACAGATTGTAATCCTACAAGCTGGTGAAGATGGTTCTGCTAAGGCATTCGTTAAGAACAAAGCAGATTACATGGGAAAACTTGAAGACGCAATCAAGGGTTTCTATAAATATTACGAAGAGAAGACAGGTAATAAACCAAGCTAGTCCTTCTCTATAAGAGGACTTAAATGAAAAAAATCATAGCATTAATAATTATGGCAATGATTAGTACCATTGCATTTGCTGATGAACATGATAAATTTTGGCAATCACAAGCACCTATAATTTGTGGTAACACTACAGATATGTATGAGTTTATTGCTAAAGAAGGTATGACACCGTTTACTGTATCTTTTGGTAAAACAAATGGTCAAGAAGATGGTGATATTGTCTTTGTTGTTACACTTTGGATAAAACAAGGTACAACTGAACAAATGACTACTATGCAGACGACAGATGGTTCTGAAACTTGCATATTATATAAGAGTTTTGATACTACTATCAATCCACAATTTGGTGGTAATATTTTATAAGAATTAGTCGTTGACGACAAATATGGTAGACAGACTGGACTCCGGGGCAGTTCCGGACAGCTCCACCATAAACACTTGGTCTAGTATCGTGAGAGAACGGCAAAGTGTTTTTGATGGGGCTGATATAGGATTCGACAGATGTTGAGAAATTTGTAAGAGATTAATAGGTGGCAACCTTAAATGCTAATTAAACGCAAACGATAATAACTTTGCATTAGCGGCTTAGTCGCTTAGGGTTTTGTGGATTGTACCTCGTAACAGAAACAATCCACGCTTTACATTTATTAAAGAAAGTGATATATTATACATATGAATAGCAAAGAGTTTAGTTTAATAATTGAGGGTGTTGTAAGGGATAAAAGACCTATAACATATATGGACGCAATAATACTTTATTGTGAAGAGAATCAAATTGAAGTAGAAACAGTCGGCCGATTGATTTCTAAATCACTAAAAGAAAAAATACAGGTAGAGTGTACAACAGCGAATCTACTTAAAATGCCAGAGGCAGGAAAGTTACCTGTATGAATGGTTTAGAATACTTATATCACTTTCTCTTTGTTGAGGTTGAATTTGGATTGTGGGGTATAATAGGATTAGGTGTAGTGTTTGCTATACTAAGTTATATAATGGATTATCATGGAGAGATAAACAATGAACATTGAATTAATAGATAAAATGGGTGGTGATTTATCAGTTGTAAATGCAGCTCGTGTATCATTTGCCAAGAAGAAAGATGTACTTGACCAATCAGATGAAAAGTTAATTAAATATTTGGCAGACCATAATCATTGGTCTCCCTTTGGTCACACCACACTACAGTTTCTAATTAAAGCACCTGTGTTTGTTGCAAGACAACTTGTAAAACATCAGGTTGGTTTGGTATGGAATGAAGTCAGTAGGAGATATGTAGATAGTGAACCAGAATTCTACATGCCATTTTTATGGCGTGGTAAACCAGAGAATAAAAAACAAGGTTCTAGTGATGAAGAAATTGAGTATGATATTTCTAGTACAATTCAATTTGTAAAAGAAACTTATACAAACTTATTAAAAGCTGGTGTTGCACCGGAAATGGCAAGAATGGTGTTGCCTCAAAATATGATGACAGAGTGGTATTGGACAGGTAGTCTTATGGCCTTTGCTCGTGTATGTAATCTTAGAAACAAAGAAGATTCACAAGAAGAAACAAGAATGATAACAATACAAATGACAAGACATTTGAAAGACCATTTTCCAATTAGTGCAAAGTATTTATTAGATGAAATATAAAGATAAACTTAGCGACTTCTTTAAATGGGTCAAAGGTACTGAACTAGTAGAACTAGATGACATTGATGTATCTGAGGATCCTGTAAGACCTGAACTTACTCTTGGTTTTCGTATCATGCATGGCCGAAAAATATTTGGTCTAAAATATGAGAATGAAATTGAGGCGATTGTTTGTGTTGCATATTGTCCTGAAGTACCATTTACTGTTAGAGAAATGGATTACATGTCACAGGCTGCCAATCAAGACGGTCAACGAGGCGAAATTGTTGTTGCATATACTGTATGGTCAAGAAAAAGAGGTGCAGGTAAAGAGATAATTAAAAAACTAGGTAAATGGGTACAAGAAAACAAATTTAAGAGATTAGTTACACTATCACCTTTAACACCTATGGCAACCCATTTTCATATTAGAAATGGTGCTAAACAAGTACACATAAATGATGTAACACAAAATTTTGAATATAAATTATAGTATGTATGGTGGATTTGAAGTATTTAAAACATATTTGGCAGTCAAAAATCACTTCACAAGTGACTATGATTATCACAAGTATGGTGGTAGAGTTACGGCAAAGTTGGAAAGCTTTACGAAAAGGAAAGATAGATACTTTTTTCATAAGTTATCTAAAAGATATAATGAGCGAGATATACTGGATTATTTTGTTAGTAATTTTGCTGTTGATAGTCATAAGTGGATTGGGAGTGTTATAAACAATGAGGGTGCTGAAAATTATACCAAGTTTAGAAAATATAAAGAGTCGTTTGATTACCATTTCAGAAACGATTGTGTGGCTATTCGTAATGAGCTTGATAACAAGTCTATTTCTTTTAATGGTGGGTTTGATGTGGTTAGCGGACAACATCCTAGAATTCTACGACTACTGCTTAGAAAAAAAATTCACCTCCAGACCACCGTCATTCTTGATACAATACTATCGTTTAGTAAGGTATGGGATAAGAAAATTGAAGAGAAAGTTGTTTGGCCGAAAATTAAACACACACTCAATAAATTCAGACCTTTTGTGATGTATAATGAAACACAAGTGAAATTAATAATGAAAGAAATATTTGTAAATGACAATTGAACCGATAAGAGAAAAATTAGATGATAAGATTGCTAAGTTGAATAGTAGTCGTGTTTATAAGAAAGTAACTCCAAAAGGTGACCTATCATGGTACATTAAATGGGTTGCAAGTATATTTTTAATTATTGGTATGATATTGGCGTCTGTTAATTTATTTCCATATAATATTATGGTTGCGAGTATTGGTGTATTAGGTTGGTTGATTGTAGGTATTCTATGGCATGACAGAGCTTTGATTGTTCTTAATGCAATATCATTAGCAATTTACTTAATGGGTGTGGTAGGTCACTATATAAAATGAGTAGAGTATTTTGTATTGGTAATGGTGAAAGTCGAAAAGGTTTTGATTTAGAATCATTAAGAAAACATGGCACCATTTATGGGTGTAATGCAATATACAGAGATTTTATGCCAGATGTTTTAACTGGTGTTGACCATGGTATTATGCATGAGATATATCATGCTGGTGTAGCACAACAGATACCTTGTTTCTTTAGAGATTGGACTAAAGTGCCTTCTATGACATACGAACCTATGATTTATGGTGGTATGGAAAAGTTAGAGGCTGAACAACATCTTAAAGAAGTGTTAGTATCTAATGACAGAGGTGAAGCAGATGAATATGTAATGCATGGTTCTAAATTACAAGGCATTGTAGATATGATTAAGAGAAATGGTGAGAAGGCAAAACAGAATGTAAACCATTCTACTATCAAAGTATCGTGGATACAGAAACCAGATTTTTCTACATCTCTTTCAGATATAATGACACCAAGAGACCATGGTTGGTCTTGTGGTCCAAGTTCGGCTTATGTGGCAATCTACAGAGAGAAACCAAAAGAAGTTTATATGATAGGGCACGATTTAAATAGTACAGATAATCATATTAACAATCTATACAAAAGTACCAAACATTACACAGCAAAAGAGAATGGTCCTACACCGTCTGTGAACTGGATTAGGCAATGGCGTACACTTGCTGATTGGAATCCAGATGTAAAGTTTATCAAAATTAATAGATTCAATGATGGTCGAGATAATGTAAATGGTCCTATTAAAGAATGGGAAGACAAAAAGAATATAGTATATGCCGATTATTCCACGCTTGACAATCTAGTGTAAATGGTGTATTATGGACAAAATAAACAAATTAATATAGAGAAAAGAATATGAATATAAAACAACATACATTTAAATTTAGAGAAGGTGACAGCGATGAAAAAGGTGGCTGTACTTTTATAGGTGGCACATGGAAAGATGTAACAACAGATGACCTCTTCAAAGGTAAGAGAGTTGTAATGTTTAGTTTACCAGGTGCATTTACACCAACATGTTCAAGTGAAGAACTACCAAGTTATGACAGAATGTACAATGAGTTTAAAGAACTAGGCATAGATGATGTTTATTGTGTATCAGTAAATGACGCATTTGTTATGAATGCTTGGGCAAGAGATTTAGAAATACAAAATGTTAAGATGATACCAGATGGTTGTGGTACATTTACGAGTAACATGGGAATGCTGGTTGCAAAACCTAAACAAGGTTTTGGCATGAGGTCTTGGAGATATGCAGCTGTCGTAAATGATGGCGTAGTCGAAAAGATGTTTGAAGAACCAGGTTTTAATAATTTTTCAGATGATGATGACCCTTATGTGGTATCAAAGCCTGAGATTGTAAAGAATTATTTAAATGGGTAATAAAACTCTTATAAATAATAATGAGGCCGAATTATACAGGTCACACGAAAACAACGAACACATATAATACGAAGGAGAATAAATATGGATTTCGAAAGTCTAAAAAAGTCGTCAAGTAACTTTGACGCAATCACAAAAGCACTTGAAACTTCAAGTGAACCACAACAATCCAAATCAAGCAATAAGTATCAAGACGATAGGTTATGGAAACCTGAACTAGATAAAACTGGTAATGGTTATGCCGTACTTCGTTTCTTACCTGCAGCTAATGGTGAAGAAATGCCATGGCAGAGAGTTTGGACTCATGCCTTTCAAGACAAAGGTGGTTGGTTTATTGAGAACTCATTGACAACCCTTAATCAAAAGGATCCTGTTAGTGAAGAAAATACTAGATTGTGGAATACTGGTGTCGATAGCGACAAAGAGATTGCTAGAAAGAGAAAAAGAAAATTATCTTACTATGCAAACATCTATGTAGTATCAGACCCCAAACATCCTGAGAACGAAGGACAGGTTAAACTGTACAAGTTTGGTAAGAAAATCTTTGATAAGATTACTGAAGCCATGCAACCAGCGTTTGAAGACGAACAAGCAATCAACCCATTTGATTTTTGGAAAGGTGCAAACTTTAAACTAAAAATTAGAAAAGTAGATGGCTATTGGAACTACGATAAATCCGAGTTTGAAGGTGTTACCCCTTTGAAAGAGTCAGATGACGAAATCAAAGCAATTTGGGAAAAACAACACCCTCTAAAACCATTTGTTGACCCTAGTAATTTTAAGACCTATGACGAACTCAAAGAGAAACTGAATAGGGTAATTACGGGAACGCAAAGCACAGTAACAGTAGATGAGGTCGACCTCCCACAATCGACATCTACAACCTCTGTGGAAATGCCTAAGGTAAATATGTCAACGCCTGCTAGTGACGAGGACGATACTCTCGATTACTTTAGTAAATTGGCAGACGAAGACTAAACCTTTCTCTCTCTTTACTGAAAGCATTGGCCTCTAGCGAGAAATCGCTAGGGGTTTTCTTATAAATAGTAACATGGCAATTGATATATTTGAACCATTAAAAGATTTACAAGGTAATAAACTAAAAAGTGCTACTTGGTACAGAAACGCTGTATCTCTTATCGCCGATAGAACTAGCCCTAGTCAACTATTTAAATCAGGTAAACTACTTGGTAGACCAAGTGGTGGTCGTATGAGTATGTTCTTCTATGACCCTAAGACAAAGGCAAGAATGCCTTATTACGACACATTCCCATTAGTATTACCATTAGAGCCAATGAAAGGCGGTTTTATTGGTCTTAATTTTCACTATCTGCCTTATGGTGCCAGATTTGCATTTTTACAACAATTACAGTCATTATCAAGTAATAACAAATTTGACCAATCAACCAAAATTCAAGCTACATATGACTCAGTAAAGTCTAATAAATATGTAAAGGCAAGTATCAAAAGATATTTGTATTCACAAGTTAGGTCTCAGTTTTTGAGAGTTAATGTAGATGAGATGGCATTAGCAGCCTATCTACCTGTAGCACAGTTTAAAGGTGCTTCAATAGGTTCTGTTTTTGCACAAAGTAGGAAGACATTTTAATGGCAATTTTAAGAGGCGGAAGAAGAATAGGTAATTTTGATATTCGACTAGGTTTACCTAGAGATAGGTCATTGGTTGATGTTGTAAAGGACCCTAGATTACAAAGACAGCCAGGTGGTGCAGGTACAATACAAAGATTTCTTGCACAAGTAAATCAAGGTGAAGGATTTGCTAGAACAAATAGATTTATTGTAAGAATTAATCCGCCAGCAAGAGCAAATTTATTTGTTGATGATTTTGACATGACGCCAGGTAATAATGACTTAGAAAGTTTAACAACATTAGAAAATGTTGATATGATGTGTAATAAAGTGTCTATGCCTAGTAGAGATGTACAGACAAAACCACATATCATGTATGGACCTAAAAGAGAAATGCCTTACGCTTATGGGTATAGTGGTGAAATTGAATTATCTTTTTATGGTGATAAGTTTTTAAGACAAAGAATGTTTTTTGAAAATTGGCAAAAAAAGATAATGAGTATAGAGTCA